AGCACGAGCGAATATTTTTATACTGATATGAAGTGGTGGGACGGGATTGTCCGTATACGCAAAGAACGCCAAGAACAATTTGATAAAAGATTAAAGGAACTGGAGGAGCAAGATAGTAAAAAATAATATATATATACATAAATGGACGAGAAGCGTGGACGAGGACGCCCCAAGAAAGTTGAAATTGAAGGCGAAGCATCTTATTATTGGAAGAACCGAAGCAGAATACAAAAATATCAAAGGGGTTATTATCGTAAGAATAGAGAGAAAATGAAGCAACGCAGAGCAAATTACGAGAAACGCAAAGATGAAGATTGGAAGGGTGAAGCAAAAGGGTTTAGTATTGAATATAAACCTGTTATTTTGCATTTTGATTAAGTATTGTTTAGAAGCATTTTTTTATGCTCTGCTGTTGTTTTTTGCTGTTGTTCCCGTGTGGATTGTGCTGTTGTAATTGCCTGTTGAACTGGTGCACGGGTTATTTTATAAATCACCGATGAATGTGGTGATAATTTTGGTCTGCTCCCATCAGGTAATCTTATGTCTGTCGTGATGTCTGTTAATACAAAATCACGACTGACCTGTAAACTAAATGTGCCTGCGGGTAAGTAAAAGAAATCACCTGCACTATAGTTGCGTGATATGTAAGCAAGGCAAGGCAACCGCGAATGTGCGTCCTCCCCGCCAAAGTAAAGCATCTCCATACCTAAATTAGTATATACCATCAAATAGGGGAAATCTAATTTACTTGGTAAGTTCTGTGCTAATATACTTGCACTTGTAACGGCGGGTTCTGCCTGTATTTGCTGTGCTGTTCCTAATCCATAAAGCGGAAATCGGTTCATATCTGTTGCGGAGGGTTGGTATTCTGCTGACGATATAAATGCACCCGTGGTTAGCGGTTTTACTATGCGTGTTATATCTTGTAAAGTTTGATTTAACGGGTCTGTAAATAAAGCATTATCAAATCTCGCTTGAGTTTCCCCAAAAGGCGGAAGCAATTGTGCTAACTCAAATCCCATCTTATTCAAAAGTGTATTTACATACAAGAACTCATTTGCCTTTGAATATTCAGTCAATTCTGTTGTTGCGCCCGACGCCGCGTTTTGCAAAATAATTGCTGTAAGTGATATACCCGATAAAGCGTCCATAATAGTTCCCTGTTCTTGGAATATATTTGCTCCATATGTGCTTTCGGGTATTGCTGGAGATGATAGATTACCAATATTGCTTGTAAAAATAAAATAATTAGTCCCCTGCCGTCCAATACTATATATCGCCTGTTCGGGATTATCAGTTGCGGTTTTAGCACCAAAAACAGGATTGGATAAGAATGGATTGCCTATTGTTAGTGGTGTGGATAAACCCTTGAACTCAAACCGAGATTTAATTGCATCAAAATTGACTATTGGATTGACTGCTCCAATCATCGCCATCGGTGATGCCTCAAACATTCTTGTTTGATTTACTCCATTAGTGTCCTCAAAATATCGTGTTGTCGCCATCGCCTCGTGGTTCTGTGTATTTTGGAAGAAGACCGCTTTATTGCGGGTAAACGAACAATCCCACCCAATAAACTCTTGGACTGGTAATAAACTACTCTCTATAACTTGCGGTCGTGTGGGGAAGAAATCACCTCCACCTGTATTATTCCCTATGCGGTCAAAACACATAAAAGCGATATATGGGTCAGCACCAAAAGTCGTATCTCCCGCCTCCGCAAAATAGGGCATCAAGGCAACATCGGCATCTACCGCCCATTTTATATATTGGTCGTAATTATATAGAACGCCTCCTTGCGTGATATTGCGCTCAAATCTGTCGGGAAAATCGGCGGGGGTAAATCCAGTTGGATAGGGCATATCAACGCCACTCGGGTTAAAATCCATCATATCCTCAACTGCATCAGTAAAAGATGGTTTGGAGGTATCCCGTAAGGGGGTCATCTGTCTTGCTTGCAATCCATCACGCCATCGTGACTGAACCCATATTTGCGGTAATTCTTGTCCGTCCCCCACTTGGAAGGTGCGGGCATCATATAAAGCATTTTGCCCCCAAGCATCCGCCGCTCCCGATGGTGGAGTAATCGTGGTTTTGGTTGTGCTTACATAAGTATTTGTCCCCGTTAACTCCGCCTGCGTTGCAAATTTGTTGCGTTGGTCGGGTGATGATACTTTGATAAATCCAGTTTGGTCTTGGAATTGACTTGGTGTTGTTACGCCACCCGTCGTATATGAACCCTGATAAATCTGCTTCCTAAAATTATTTAACTCCCCCGATTGCGACTTCTCGTCTACATAGTGTCCTATGTCTAAAAGCACCGCCATATTTGTTGTATCAACTTGACTTGGGTTTCCTATGGGTGTATTGGGTAAGACGCCTCCTGCACTTACAGGCAGTCCATTATCGGTGTTGCGGTTCTCTTCGCATTTTTTAAACATCGCCGCAATCTTTTTTACATTTGCTTCTGTATATTTGATATTAGTGCGGAGTGGGTAAAAGCGTTGGTTATTAGATGTCGCTAAATCGTAAGCAGGATTGTTAGCAGTTGCAGGAACACTTACAACGCCGAACTTTACAAGCAATCGTGGTAATAATCCTAACTCACCTATCGTTTGGGTTTTAAAATCCCCCGTTAATGCGACCTGATTTGCTCCTGAATTAATGCCGTTCCTAACATCTGTATTGGTTAATCCATAAAAAAATTGCCTGAATGGTGATAATCCTTCCACGCGGTTAGGGTCTTCCCAGTAAACAGAATTATACCATATTCTATATTGGTCTTGATAGGGTGCTTCTAACTCCCCGTCTGCAGAAACTACATTACTGATTGGTGGATTTAAACATTCGTCATCAAATCCAGCGGTTATTTGTTTGAATGTTGGTGTATCTACGAGCGTCGGTGGTGTATCTGCTATAAGAGGTATTCCAGTCGCAGGATTGATGGCGGCGTCTTGATAATCAAAATTACCCACATCTACAAATTGACCCGCATTATTGGGAGTAATTAGTTTGGAAGAATGTAATTGGTCGGTAAGCGTGCCTGCAATATCGGTCGGCGTGCTAAATCCATTCGGCACAGATACTTTTACCTCTGTTGTTGCAGGCGTCCAAGTGGAAAAGTCCTCATTCCTCTCCGTAAACCCCGCTAAACTGCGGGCACTATACGGCGTTATAGCAAAATAGTCAGTCAATCCATTTGCAATCCCAGCACAATTATTCATTCCCCACCCAATAAAATCTGTTTGTCCCTTGTAAAATCTTGACCCATCGGGCAACATATCCTTCCGTTTGGTGAATGTTTTTGGATTTTTCCACACTATTCCTATCGTTGAATTAAGAGTTGGAGTAAATGGATTAGTGGTGGAAGTTATATAATAAGTTTGTTGCGAGTTTGTTTGGATTGGATTTGATAATTGATAATACCAAGTTTCATTAAAAAAATCGCTCCCCTGTATCCTTTGTATAGTCCAAGTATCAATTATTCCCGTTGTTGGTGCTTCATCTCTCGTGGTAAGAACTTTTAAAAATATTCCTGTTGTTACATAACCAGCGGGGTTTAATGCAGTAAAATATACTTCGTAAACTTGTCCTGCGGTATATCCCCCTTGTTCTTGAGCGGTCACACCCGCTAAACCATCTATAAGTGGATAAAAAAAATAGAATTGCGGATTGGTTTTGTAATCGGTCGGGACTTCGGTTGGAGGGTTTGTTGCAACTCGGGGGTCTATGGGGACATTCGTGGGCGACCATTCCCCTATTTGGCGGCATTTAAGATTATCACTATTCGCAACCAAATAATTATCGGTGTGAGATGTGGAGACCTTCCTTCCATTAAAAGTTAAATCTCTTGTAAATGGTAATGGAATTGTATAATCGCCTGTATGGTTCACATAATATTCATATTTTAAAGATAATTCATTATCCTTAAATCCTGCAATTGTATCTCCTCTAAACTCCATCGTATCCTCCACTTCATTCCCTTTTGCATTAATCGCGGCACTTTCAATACTAACAATATCGCCCGCTTTTACTTCTATTCCTGTCGTGCTTACAGAGTTCGTCCATCTATTATTAAAATTATCAATACTCGTATCGGCATTTTGGTCTATACTTCTTAATCTATTCGCCTCTAAAATGACGCTTTCCATAGTATAATCTATATATTGATTATATTATAGTTTTTATTTTTAATTAGGCAGATATCATTATCTCGCCGTTCTTGATGGAAGCGGTGCGCTCCACCATCGCATAAGTGCGGAGGGTGCGGGCAGCGAAATCGTTTTGGGTGCGTTGGTATGTAAGGTCAAGTTCAATTGGTTTAACACCGACGAGGCGTCCATTACCTAACTGGTTCATCCCATTAATGGATAAGTCAAGACCTAAATAGTGCGAGCATCCACGGAAATCACTTGTTCCAAGTCCAGTCCCACCATCACCAGCACCAAGACCAGCAACGGGGGCGTGCAAGTCAATCGTGGCGTTGGATATAGAGGATTGGTTCAAAGGAGCATCCACCACCGCTTTATTAGCATCAGCATCAAAAGAGTATAACTGATTAGGACACATTAGCGGACGACCAGCGGCAAGGGCGAGTTCGTGATACTTGCGCGATGGCGATTGGAGTGGGCGGTCATAAATGCGTTGGTCGTTAATGCGGTAATTGACCTGCGTTTCGGTGGTGGGCGGTTTGGAGACATATTCACCCAAAATCTTACTTCTATAGGTCTGCGGTTTATCACTAATATACAGGGAACGCACGACACGACCCGATACCGCAACTTCGCGTTGAATAACCTGTTGCGTGGTGGAGGCGGCGGCGGGTGCAACAACAGCGGGCACTTGAGAAGTGGTTAAAATCAAATCTTCGTAAAGGAATGCTAAACCTCCTTCGCTCTGTATCATCGCAGCGGTCTTATTCATAGTATCATCACTATAGTAAAGATGGTCGCTTACAAATTTAATGTTGACCTTTGATGGGGTGATTTTGTTATCAGCATCGGCAGCGGGTTCGGCATCACCAAAGCAAGCAACAATACCCCGAGTTGCAACCGAGTTTTGAGTGTTAAAATTAATCACTAAATAAACATTCTCCTTCATCGCAAAAAGGGGGAGTTGGCGTGATTTCATCATAGGAATAAGTTGCGAAAGTTTGAGTGAATAAAGTGGGGTGGTCGCATCACTACTCGTAAGACGGCAAAGAGCGGGGACTTCGGCAAGTGAACCATCGGCGTTATACGCTAAATCACGATAACCGATGCGTCCATTACCAGTATTGGCGCCGGCGCTTCCATTATTAGTTGCAAAGCGGTCGCCACAAGCACCCTCCTTAACCATTCCTATCTCGCCTCTATGTTCGGGGGTTTGAAATTGCCTCATAAGAGTATGATAATGGGCGAAATCTTCGGTGGAGGAAACTACCTGACCGCCGACCTTAAGTTGGACGCTATCAATCATAGCGGCGACACCCGTGGTAAGGGGGAAAAAACATTTCTGCTGACCTGCAACACAAGTCGCTCCTAATTGTAAAAATGAACCACCATCTAAAATACCAGTTCTCGGGATTTGGAATACTGCTTGAGTTTCTGTTATAGTGATTGGGTCTAAAACCTCCGTATGAATAGTCATAGTATCAATTGACGGAAGTGGTTGCACCTTCAAGACATCGGGTAAACTATTACTCATCTTATATAATCTAATAACATAAATTATATAATTTATTTTAATTAATTTTTTACTCACCCAATAAACCCGATAAAACTAAAACTATTATGAAACTACGGCGATGCCTTGAGGTGAATAGACAAGTTGGTTCTTTACTAAAGCGTAAGTGTATACTGCGTTGGGTGACGCCCCGTCTAAATCACTTCTAATGCGGACGGCATATGAAACACCCTTAAAGGAAACACCTTCTTTTGATACATTATCTAAAGCAAGACCTATCGCAAAATTGCGGGAGACAGCGGGGTCAGCGGTGAAATCAACGCCACCACCATTAACGCCTACACTATCAACGGCAGTAAGCACCTGCAACTGGTCGCTATATAATCTGCTATCCTTCGCACCGAACGCCTGTAAAAGGGGTTGGTTAAGTAAGTGTTGCGCGGAGTAAAATGGACGGACGGCGTTAATTGCGTTAACCTCCACCTGCGTTGGTGGTCTGTTCTCCTGCGATTGGGTTTGCACGGAGAGTTCGTAATCAAGACCAAGTTTAAGACCGCCTCTACTAAAGTTTACTCTGTCTAAAACACAGCGAGTTCCATAAGCAGCGCCCTTCATAATGGGTGGGTTAGCAAATCCATCGTGAGCGTAATTGTTGGAGTGCGTGGTTGGTAAAAAGTTATGAACCACCGATAAAACATTATTCGCAGCAAGATTGAATGTCTGCGTGTTATCACTCGCATTAATAACCGAGTAAAGCGAGTTGTATGAGTTGTATTCAAAAGCACCCGAACCTGCAACCATCATCTTTTCCTGACCCGCGGCGTCAGGGACGAGAAGGTCGTATGAGAGCGAAACATTCTTTAACTGGTAAGAAGCACCACCGCCATCTGCGGCATTTGTGCCCTTAAGGACTTGTTGGTCGCTTGCGAGTTCAATAACAAACTGCAAACCCCGCATACCATTAACGCCGAGTGGAAGTGCCTTACCCGAGTTCATAACACCCGCATAAAAGGGGATGCTAAACTTAACCTCGTTGTTTAAAAGATTATCGCTTGAGAACTGCACGGCAGTTGCAAGAGCGACGGCGGACTGGTTAGAAGCATAGTCGTCGCTTGAGTGCGTGGAAGCAATAAGGGTGGAAATCATTTTACCATAATTACGGACTTGCTCTATGGTCTGTCCCGTGGAAGCAGAGTTAATGGCGATATTTTGTATGACCGAATTTACACCGATGCGGTCGTTTAACTGGATTTGGTGTGGGGCGGCGTTATTATTCTTTAATCCCTGATTATCGGGGAGCGTTGTTCCGTCTGCTCTAACAACTTTTAAAGTTCCATTCAAGCGGAGCGATGATGGGCGGAGTAATTTTGCCTGCGATGCAACATCAAAAGTAATTGTTCCGTGTCCCTGCTTAAAAGAGTAAGTGTTATTGGATGGGTTATTGAGTGGGAAGATTTCCGCTTTCTCAACGCTTTCAATATTCATATCCATTATATAATCTATAAATATAAATTATATAATTTATTTTAATTAATTTGCATTTACACCCACTACACCCGATAAAACTATTTTACAAATCACTTGCCTCAACTCCGTTGTTAGTAATGCTAATACGGCGGAGGTGGTCTATATAATTATTGAATATCTTAAGTCCCGTGGCGGTGTTCTCATAATCTATACGGCAAGAAAGGGACTGCTCGCTTAAATCTGCAACCTGATTATATTTACTAAATGCTCTTGCTATAGCAAAGTTTTTGGCGACCTTTTGTAAAGAGCGAGGCATAGCGCCTGAATTGACTAATGCTCCCTCAAGTTGCGATAAGTGGATTGCTTCCGCTTTACTCTGTTCGCTAACATCCTGATTAGCAGTTCCAAAAGTATCTACCGCCTGCGAATAGCGACCGAGTGGAACATTCTTGACTGGTATGAGTTCAGTTCCGTAAACAAACTGGTATTGGCGTGCATCACTCGGGACACCTGAAAGTGAGCGTTTGTTAAAATCTCTAAAATCAGCAATCACTAATGGTTGGACGAAAACGGACTTCACGCGTCTTTGCGAGCACGGGATAAGAGCAGAAGTAAGACCCGCGGCGGTTGCTTGGTTAAATCTCTGCGTGGAAGAGGTCATAATATCCATAGACACTCCGCGTTCACTCGTGGAAGCACTCATAAGTCCATTAACATACTGCTCGGGTGGTTGCACCGAGAGGCATAAAAACTCCAAATCACTTAAAGTATAAGATGGGGCAACAAAAGCGCCTGTTCCTGCACCAACGGCAACATTACCATTATCGGTTGAAACAAGAACGCCTGTCTGTGGAAGTGCTCTGTTCGCCGCCTTGTAAAAGACAGGGTCATTATCACCATAAGTTCGGGGTTGTCCGTTAAAGTTAGGTTCGGTGGATACATAATTACCAAGACCCACGCCTGTCGCTCTTTGGGGGACATAGTAAATACCCAACTCACCCGCTACATCGGTGGACGAATAGAACCCGCAAATCACACCAAGTTCAAGTTCGGTGTCTGCCTGATTAGCGAGAGAGACGGCAGTTCCGTTGATATTAAATCCAATCGCATTACGGCAAAACAATTTATCCCCAATATCAAATGGGTTATTAAGATTAGCGGTTGTCGCAGCAAGTTTTACCTGTGTGGAAAAGAATGCCTCCCCGTATTGAGTTCCCACGGCACGGACATCACCACCCGCGGCAGTCCCCGCCGCTTTAACACTTACAGCAGACATAACACATTCGCCTCCACCAAGACCATCTTTACTAACACTACCATCAGCGAGCAACTGCCCTGCATCACCCGTGGCGATTTCGCAAGCACGGGCGGCGTTCTCCATATCTAACTGCACTCTTAATCCCTGTAATGCGGCGACTGGAATAACTTGACTGCCCTTCATAAGTCCCGTATCAAGGCGGAACTGCAATTGAGGGGTGGTTGGATTAGCGGCACGACCTCCTCTTGTTCCATCACGGGCACCAACACCCGCAAATGCCTCGGCGTTAAGTGCTCCTGATGGGGCATAGTAAAGATTACCAGTTGCAGTTCCAAGGTTAGCGTTCTCCATAACACCATCAAAAAGTTCCCTTTTATGGGATATACTCTCCTGTGCGGTAAATGGGTTCTTCATAGCAACTCTCGCATTATAGTCCTCCAAACTCTCTAAAGTTGTGGAGTTAGCACCATCTCTCAAAAGCACATTACGAAATATAGCGTGTGCCCCTGCCTCTTTTTGGGGTCTAATCATACCTACCGCCTGTCCTGACTGCGGTTTCATCTGTAAATTGAATTTAATATAGGTCTCACGAGGGTCAACAAATCCTAAATAAGAAGGAAGCAAAGTGCGTGAAATCTCGTCAGGGATAACATCACTAACGACATCGGGTTTAATGGCGATGCTTTTGGAAGGAACATATGCAGTATCGGGGGCGTTTTTATACATTATAATATTACTCTACAAAAAATCTTTAATTTAATTAAAATATTAAAATTATATATATTGCCCCTTTTCGTTCCTTTTTCGTCCATCACGATTATTATTGCATTTTTTACAAACTACATTCCTAAAATTGTTCTCTTCTTTTGAGTGGTCGTGGTCTAAACATTTACCCCTATTACCCAATCCCCCAGTTAATTCGCAACCGCATAATTCGCAGGTCTCGCAGGTAAAATAGTAATCGTAAAGTTCTCCCATATTCTCGTGATGCACTCCTCTCGTCCGCCAAATTGCGATTTTTTGTCTTTTGTCCCATTCATAAAAATTATTCTCACGATACTCTTTTACTCTCCGTAAACATTCTTCCCTATTATTGTCGTAATATTCCTTGACCCTCCCCTTTATTGCGATTTTATGCTCGTGGTAATATTCCCTTGCACGCTTCTTCAAATCGTCTTTGTGATTTCTATAGTATATCTGCCCCTTCGTCAAATTAATTTCTTCACTCATTATTATATAGATTGATATAATAATAAATATTCTTCTTAAAATGCGGACATAGACCCTGCTGTATCCTCTGTTGCACCATCCATAGATGGAAGCGCCGCCGAGAACTTTGATGTAATCGCCGCTGGTGTAATCATCGCTTCGGCATTTACATTTGGTTTTGGTTTGGGTGCGTCAGGTGAAAATAAATGTGCTATACCTTCACCAATTCCAACTAAACCCTGAATTACTGCCGCCGCCTCCCCAATAACGGGGATAGCATCTAATCCTACAGATGCTCCAATATCACCTAAAAATGACCCTCCTTCTTCTTCTACGGGCGCTAAATCATCCCCTAAATCGCCTGTGCGTGCTCCGCCACCTGCACTATCAGTTTGGATATTACCACGAGTGCTTATGCCCGATGAACCCTCGCTACTTGTTCCTACCTGTGCTTGCTGGTTTACATCTAATCCGCCTTGACTACCGCCGTCAGTTCCACCCTGTCCCAAATCCCGTGCCTGTCCCCCATTTTCGGGAGCACCACTTCCGTTTGGTCTGTTAATATTTCCACCCCTTACTCGTGTTGCCTGCTGTGCGTCTATTCTCGCCTGCAGTCCTGATGCCGTGCCTGCTCTTGGTATATTAGATGTATCGCCAAAAGCACTCTCTTCGGTCGGTTCGTTGAAATACCCTCCGCCTTGCCTGAATGAACCATATGAAAAATCAAAGTCGGGGTCAAAGACCCTACCCCCGCTCGCTTCGCCTCCCTGTGCGGCAGGTTCAGGTGCGTTGCGTGGTAAAGCATCTACACTTGCGTCAACTGGTTCTGTGCCTGCGGGTGGTGCTCCAAAGTTCTCATTTAAAAATTGCACTCTACTTTGTAAGCGTGAACCAATAGCATCGTCGGCAAGACCACTTCTTCCTGTAAATTCACCTCCGCCTAAAGTCGTTCCAGTATCCACACCTTCACCCATTCCTTCTGCACTCCCCGCATTAGTGGGGGCATCTTCGGTCTCGGTTGCACCCTGCGGTCTGTTGCCTGCGTCGTCTACATTTTGCTCGCCACTTCCATCATCGTCTTCTTGTTCGTTTGCGTCTGCTTCTTCCTTGGGTGTATTGGGTTCTTTAAAATTTTTATATTTACCATACATATCCTTAACTTTCCCATAGAGCATATGCACCGCCGCCGCCCCACCAATCTCTTCTCCGCCTTCACTTGCTTCGGCGGTGTATTTATCGCGGGTCTCCTTCAACTTGTTATAGTATGCCTCTAACTGGGTCTGCGCCGCCTGTCCTGCGGCACTCTCTACACTCTGCTTATAGTTGCGTATAAATTCGTTCGCATTATCAACATTATTAGCATAACTATCCGCCATTTAAAGTATCGTTATATAATTAAAAATATCTATTAGAATAAATACCAAAATCAGTCGTCGGTGTCTGCAAATGACCTTGGGTGGCGGGAATGGGTCTTTTTACTTGGGGCGTCCATCGGTGGGGCGCCATCTTCCTATTTGTATGCTTTTGTTCTGCTAAAATCTTGCTTCTAATTCTTTCCTCCATCTCTAATTCCTTCCGTGCTTCTTCCTCTTTTTTGCGGGCAACTGCCTCCCTCTTGTCCTGCTCGTCTTTATGGATTTGGAACTCAAATTTTTTCATCATCTCATAATTATCTAACCAATTCTCAAAGTCGTCACCCGTTTTTTTTGCAGGTATCAATTGTTTTGCTTTCTTCGGTTTTGTTTTTGGTTCTTCAAAAGTTTCTTCTTCATTTTTAGTTTTAGTTTCCTTGGGTGGATTGGGTGTTGGTTCTTGCTTCTCAAATTTTTTACCTGTTCTCGCCGCCTGCAATTCCATCCTGCGTTGTCTCATTCGTTCCATATGGGCGGACTGCTTCTCGGTCATCGGTTTCTTCGCTTTTTGGGGGGCAGGTGTCTTCGCCTTGCTTTTTGGTGGTAAAAATGGCGTCTCCTTCTCTAACCCAATTGATACCTTCTTGTTATCTTCGCGGGGCATATCTTCCACGGGTTCAATCTCTAAACTGGGTGCTGGTGCACTATCAAAAGTCGGCATTCTATCCATATATATACACTATGGATAAAATAATTTTTCTTAACAACCTTCATCATCGGCATATGGCGTTTTTATATTCCCGCCTCCGCTTAATGTCTGCATAACATCCTCGGGCGCTTCATAAATGAGTTCGTTAAAGTTCTTAAATGCTCTCGGGGGCGAACCCATCAAATCTAAATAAAGTGAATTGTATTTACCCGCCGTTCCTTGCTGTAATAATCTTATAAAATCTTTATGACTTCCATATCTCATACCGATTTCTTCATACATCTTCATCACCTCCCGTGAATTAGCATTCTTCCCCAATATTGCGTATTGGATATTTTGCCTGACTATTGGGGGCACGGCACGGAATAACTGCGAACTATAATAAAGCAGTTTTACCCCGTGATGGCGATAGGATGCAGATATTCTAAACAAGAGCGATTTAGGTGTAAGATTTGGGAATGATAAAAAATCATCAAAAATGAGTGCTATTCTTGGGCGGTCTGCAGTTGGAATTGATAATTGATGGTCTAATATGGATTTCAAGTGCCTATCACTATACTCATTAAATATCGTCTCTTCAAATTGGTCTAACAAAAAACGCCCAGTAATATCCCCTGCATATAGCGTGGACGAATAAACATAAACCATATCAAACTTACCTGCAAAAAAATTGGGGTTCAGTAAAAGATTTGATATCCGTGTTGTTTTACCACTTTTAGTCGGGGCGCAATCCAACACACACGCGCCCGTGTTTATGTCGGGTAAATTGGGGTGGAACTCAACTAAATTCTGTTGCAATAGCGGTTTAACTTCCAACACTTCTAAATTGCTCTCGTCCTTCTCGCTTCTCGTTTTCATCTTCTTCTAATATAATGTTATTATTTTTTTCGTTCATTCTACACTCGCTCTCGCAACATCGCGAACTGCAGACCATCCGCAGTTTTGCGAGTGCGTTAAAAATAATTGTTAGTAATCTTACTGCTCGTTCTGTTCTTGTTGCTTCCATTTATAATATCACTATATAATAAATATGTTGGATAAATTGCCTTACCACATAATAAAAAATATTTATTACCAGTTACATCAAAGTTATATGCGTGATATATGCAGGGAGATAAATACTTGTATTTTTTATGTTATGTATAGGGAGACCAAAAATCACCCTTATAAGTTGTCGTGGTGGTATGCTCGTAATCAAAATTATTATTATTGTCTTGAACTCACTTGCGATTAATTTACCATTTCCCACTAATACACCTTTTCACAGCAGGGGTCAATCCATCATACCAATCCCCAAATTGTATCCATCCGTCGGTCTTCATACCCAACTCTTTTTGTAATTTGCGTTGTTCCATCTCACGCTCCCACGCTTTAATGAATACACAAAGTTCATCT